CCATGCAGCAGTGGGTCGGTCGTCGTGCCGAGAAGGCGGTGCAAGCATGAAGGCGCTGGTAGAAGCAACCATGTACCGTGACGCCGGTGCAGTGAATCGTTATCACACGAAGCGCACGCACCGCATCCAGACAATCGCTGAGCACACGTTTGGCATGCTGATGCTGGTGAAGCAGGTGATCCAGCTCAGCAATGTGCCATTCTCTCGCACTGCGCTGCTCTACGAGGCCATCCTGCACCACGACTTGCCTGAGCTGTTCACTGGTGACATCCCCGCACCGATCAAGCGTGTTCACCCGGAGCTGGGACCGTTGATGGACAGCATCGAGGAAGAGCTGAAGCCTCTGTACCAGGATTTTGACCTCACGGCTGAAGAGGGTGCGCTGCTGAAGTGGGCTGACCGCATGGAGTTGGTGCTGTGGTGCTTGGAAGAGTACCGCATGGGCAACACCTACACGAAACCAACGGCAGCGCGTGGGCTGGGCTGGGTTCTCGCTGCACGCTTGCCTGAGTGCTGCCGTGAGTTGACTGAGGAAGTGGTAGTCGACGCACGGTCTGTCGGCATTGAGCCCGCATCGGGCGCAGAACTGGAGATGAACGCATGATCGCCAACGAAACTCAAGTGGGTGGCACCCACTACAAGACCCCGTTCCAACACTGGGACCTCGCCCACGAGCTGGACCTTGGCTACTTCGAAGGTCAAGTCAGCAAGTACCTCACACGGCACCGCTTCAAGAAGGGCAAGGAAGACGTGGAGAAGGCACTGCACTTCGCCAAGAAGCTGCACGAGCTGTCACTGTTCAACGCACGCCAGCCCCGCCACAAGTACACCGCCGTCGCACGCATGATGGAGTACGCTGAGTCGAACAAGCTGCTACCGTTGGAATACGCCTGCATCATGTCGGTGTGCAACTGGTCGACGCCGCAAGACCTCGAGATACTGCAAGAGCGCATCCAACGGCTGATCAAGGAGTGCTATCCTGCCGACCCTGTGCAAGCGCAGCGCTTCGACACAGGCGAGCCGGGTGCTGAATACGTGGACCAAGGCAAGGACATCTAGCGAATAACCCTTCGTCATGAAGGGTCTTGCGAAGGGTTCCTGAAACGTGCGAACATTTGTTCACGGTCGGCGCGGTGCCTACCGAATCGTGAAAGGAACCCTACCATGTCTATCAAGCTGAACCCCACCCTGACCACCAAGACCAAGGCGAAAGCTGTCGCCGAGCAAGAGGGCCGCAAGCGCCCCGTGATCGCCATCAACGAAGAAGGCAAGCTGGTGGTCTGCTGCCGTCGTACTGCCAAGAAGAACGGCTGGGAAGTGCAGGACGTCCTCTACGAGCGTGCCCGCAAGGCTGCTGAAGCTGCCCCGGAGCCTGTGAAGGCTATTGCCAAGAAGCCGCAGAAGAATGGCAACGTGACTGTCAGCAAAGCCAAGATCAAAGAAGCCAAGGCTTTCGTTGACAGCACGATGGATGACATCCTGGGCAAGTAAGGTATTGTGAACCCTTCACGGGGTTCATGATAATTCGTTCAATAGCAGGAGCCCTCCATGTCCAAGACCAAACATCTCGATACCGCCATTGCCATCTTCAAGTGCACAGTCCTTGTCAAGCGTGGCAAGCGCGGCCCTGTCGTTGAGGTAACGGTCCACGTGGACGCCAAGCGCGGCACGTATATGGTACAGGTAGGCTCACGCATCACATCTGAAGGAACTGGCAATCGTGAACAAGCTATCGCAGCAGGTGAAGCCAAGGCTGGTGCTCTCCGAGCACTCGGCAAGAAGGCTTCCGTCACCGTGTACGAATGAGGTACACCAAGTGATGCGAGAGACAGGCATGGACTACCTCCAAGCCTACCGCCATGTCCAAAGCCGCATGTATCTCAGGAGCAGCCCATGAGCACAAGTCGAAAACTGATAGAGCAAGCCCAACGGGATGTGAAGCCACGTGACGTACTGATGTTGTCTCCGATGCCAGAAGCTGGCACGGTCACTCCGTTGGACTGCGGAAGCCTGCGCCGACAGGTGGAGCACCACTCACTGAACCGCAAACTGTCTTGGGAAGAGTGGATGGACGTGCGTGATGCGTGGTGCCGCTGCTTCCGCGCTGGTTACGTGGTCTGCATGCGTGGCGACAAGCTGGTAGTTCAGCGTGTGGCTGAACAGTGCGCGCGTGAAGGCAAGCACTACATACTCATTGACTACGTGTGAGGTACGCCATGGAAGTCCTCGTGTTCCTTCTTCAAGCCTATCTGTTGTGCTGGGTTCCGCTTATCGTCTACGGGATGCTGGCCGTGGTGTACCTGGACGTGCGGGCTTGCCTGTGCGACCTTGCAAGCTGTGTGCGTAGCAAGTGGCGCTAGCCCGCACGAAGTACAAATCCGGCGCTGGCTGGGCAAACGCGGGTAGCCCTATACCTACTCCTAGACAAAAGAAAAAGACCCCCAAGCGGGGGCCTTGACACTTGGATACCGACGGTATCTCAGGGCTGCACCGGGGGTGCCTGCGCCAGTAGCTCCGTCTTGCGGCCGGAGTCCCGTGTGGTGCCGAACCAGAAGGCCATGACCGCGCCCCAAGCCGTACTCAGCGAACCCAGCATGAGCAGCAGCGCCTGAGAGTCGCTGACCTTCAGTGTGCCCAGCATCATGCCGATGAGGATGCCGAAGTAGCCCAGCGTCACGCCGATTGACAACACGGCGGGGACCGGGCTGGGCTTGGCAACCTGCATGCCTCGAGCGTCCTTGCGATCCCCTGCTGCAATGGCTTCGAGGTCAGTCACCTGCTTGAATCCCAACGCCTGCATCTGCAGCGCGAAATCCTGGTCCGCCTTCTTCAACGCCAGCATCTGCTCAGGTGTGGCACCGCTCAGCGCTTGCTTGTCTTCTCGCTGATGCCCAGCGCTTTGGCAGCAGCCTCGACAGCCATGCCACCCAGCGGCCCACCCAAGGCAGTACCGATCCACGGTGCGACCGTGCTTACGATTGACTTCCAATCCATGTTCATGCTTCTGGTGCGTAGCGCCACTGACCATCACGCATCTGGTCCGACAGGCGCTTTGCACGTTCGGGTGTCTGACCTGCCCATTTCGACTGAAGCATGGCGTCTGCCGCTTCCGCGTACTTGCCCTGTCGCACCAGCGCCAAGGTGTTCTTGAAAGCCAGAAGACCATCTACCCCGAGCTGGAACGACATGTTCAGCAGCACGCCTTGGCGGTCTTCAATATCGTTGGCCAACATGTAATCCATCTCCTTGGGGCGCAGACCCGCACCGGGCTTGCGGTCATCCACAAGACGGCCGATGCCAATGGTCCAGAACCCTAGATGGTCTTGATATGCGCAAGGCTTGCGCCCCTCATCACCGTTGAGTTGACGTACGAGGTTCATTCCATGTCCTCCATCACGGGTGCGCGGTACAGCTCCCAGCCGAACCACGCGATGAGGCAGAAGACTGCCCCTCCGATGACCCACCACATCATGATTTGTCTGCCTTTCCATCTAGCTTGCTCTCGATGCGGTCAAGCTTCGCAAAGATGGCGTCTGACAAGCGGTCGAACATCTCGCGCCGCACGTAGTCGCCTGCCACCAGCACCTTGAGGTCGGAGACCTGTGCAGCCAGCTTCTCGTCGGCTACCTTGAGGTCCTTCACCGCTTCCCACATGGCCTTCATCCACCAACCACCCAGAACGCCAGCGATGCCGACAACAAGATTGAACAAGTTTTGCTCCATCACACAGCCACCTTGAACGTAACTGCGAAACTTGATGCGACGCCAGACAACATGTTCACTGCTGCACCGGAGTTCTGGTACACCGCAACTTGGAGGATATCTCCGTTACCAAACCGTTCAGAGAATGCGATACCAAGCTGCGTAGGTTGGGCAGCGTTCATTGTCCCAGACACCTCACGCAAGGTCGCGCCGTTTAGTTTGGCAGTGACACGAACATACACTCCGGCAGCAGGAGCGCCTACCGCAGCAAGCTGCACTACGGCAGTGACATCGTAAAGCCCTGTTCGGGAAATGTTGACATTGGCCGAAGCCCCAGCCGGGTGCATACCTGCTGGGTCGAGAGTCTCCACATCCCACAGTACATCGGTCGCGGCGTTGTGTGGAATAGACTGTACCGCTGAGAGTCGCAAAAGAGCAACTTGTGGAGTCAACATGTCGTTAACGACCGATGTTGTGCTGATAGTATATGCGTTGCCTACCAAGTGGGTTTGCGGCGCTACCACCCCTGTGCACGAGCCGAGCAACTCGAATGCTTTGGTTGTGTTTGATTCGAACCAGTTATTGCCTCGTAAATCCAATTCTCGAACATTGTTAGCGCTCAACCCAACCGAGTTGAACTCGAACACATTAGTGTCGATTACGGCACCGTACACTTCGACTAAGAAAATCCCGTAATCACAAAAGTCGAACCAGTTGCCGACAATCTGTAGCAAATTCGAGAAGGCTGGGCTTGCCTGCTCACAATTGAACCCAGCATGACAACTCGAGAAATAGTTACGTTCGATACGAGCGCCTACCGTACCAGAAGCATCAATAGCCAAGTAGTACCCGATGAACTTGCAGCCGCGTGCCCAGCCTTGCGTGAACTTGCCTTTGATCGCTTTGGAACTGACGTTTGTCTTGCCTGGACCAACAAACTGGAGGTGTTCGTATCGCGCATTTTCAGTTGAATCATTGAACACAATCCCGTTATGCGTCGACGTGATTGTGGAATTAGCAGCGCCGCGCAACAACACAGGCTTCCACGTCGCTAGCGGGATGTTGATTTGCGCTGTGACTTTGTAATCGCCGACCGGGAAAAACACTTCGCCGCCGTTTACACCGAGAGCGGTGATGGCAGCTTGGATAGCAGCGGTGCTATCTACTATCCCGGTCGGGTCAGCTCCGTAGTCGATGACGCTGACTACATCGCGCAGTTTGGATTCCACAGTGCGCAAGACTGCGTTGACCCCGCTAGCGATGAATCCAATAAACGCTGCGCCCGCTGAAGTTGCAAGATCCTTCAGCCACTTGCCGACCGTTCCGGCGGCGTACCCGACCGCGTACGAGAACCCGACATACCCTGCGCCAGCAGGGCTAGCTAGATCCGTTGCGCTCATTCCAGAGACACCATCTACTGTCCAAATGGTGACATCCAAGGCGTCTTTCAAAACTACCTTATAC